CGAAGTGATGAAGCTGACCAAAGCCTGGTTAAAGGCGATGGGCTGCGAGGCGCTCGTGCCCTCTCAGCTCGTGGAGCAGTACGCGCTGGCCGTTGCGCGCTGGATCCAGTGCGAGGAGTACATCTCTGCGAATGGCTACCTTGGCACGCACCCGACCACGGGCGGCGTGTGCCAGAGCCCCTTCGTTTCCATGAGCAAGGACTACAAAAAGCAGATGAACACAGACTGGTTCATGATCTGGCAGATCGTGAAGGAAAACAGCTCTGTCGGTTATCAGGGCGACCCGCAGGATGACATGATGGAGCAGCTGCTTGGCGGGTGATTTGATGCGCAAGCTCAAAGGTTATAAGCCCACAAGGTTCATGGCCAGGGACAGCCACTACGACAAGGCGAAGGCTGACCGGGCCGTGAATTTTATTCAGTGCCTTTGCCACACCAAGGGCATCTGGGCGGGCAAAAAGTTCGACCTGATCGACTGGCAGGAGCGCATCATCCGGGATCTGTTCGGCACCATAAAGCCCAACGGATACCGGCAATTCAATACCGCTTATGTGGAGATCCCAAAGAAGCAGGGCAAAAGTGAGCTTGCAGCCGCCGTCGCCCTGCTTCTGCTCTGCGCCGATGGGGAGGAGCGCGCGGAGGTGTACGGCTGCGCTGCCGACAGGCAGCAGGCCAGCATCGTCTTTGACGTTGCGGCGGACATGGTGCGCATGTGTGCGCCCCTCGCCAAGCGCTGCAAGATCCTCACCAATTCAAAGCGCATCATCTACCTTCCCACGAACAGCTTTTACCAGGTGCTGAGCGCGGAGGCCGGAACAAAGCACGGCCTGAACGTCTCCGGCGTGATCTTTGACGAATTGCACGTGCAGCCCAACCGAAAGCTGTACGACGTAATGATGCAGTCAAGCGGCGACGCGAGAACGCAGCCGCTTTACTTTTTGATCACCACGGCGGGCAACGATACGCGCTCCATCTGCTATCAGGTGCACCAAAAGGCGGAGGACATCATCGAGGGCCGCAAGCACGACGAGACCTTCTACCCGGTCATCTACGGAGCCGCGCCGGAGGACGACTGGACGGATCCCAAGGTGTGGGCCAAGGCCAATCCGTCTCTTGGCGTGACGGTGCAGATCGACAAGGTCAGGGCCGCGTGCGAAAGCGCAAAGCAAAACCCCGGCGAGGAGAACAGCTTCAGGCAGCTAAGGCTTAATCAATGGGTCAAGCAGGCTGTGCGCTGGATGCCCATGGATAAATGGGACCTGTGCGCCTTCCCGGAGGATTTCAAAGAGCTGGAGGGCCGCAGGTGTTACGGCGGGCTGGATCTGTCCAGCACGAGCGACATCACCGCCTTTGTGCTCGTGTTTCCTCCGGACGATCCGGACGGGCGCTTCATCGTGCTGCCCTTTTTCTGGCTGCCGGAGGACACGCTGGACTTGCGCGTCAAGCGCGATCATGTGCCCTACGACCTCTGGCGCCGGGACGGGCTTGTCAATGTGACCGAGGGAAACGTCATCCATTACGGCTACATCGAGAAGTTTATCGAGGATCTGGGCACAAAGTACAACATCAGGGAGATCGCCTTCGACCGATGGGGCGCTGTGCAGATGGTGCAGAATCTCGAAAACATGGGCTTTACGGTCGTTCCCTTCGGGCAGGGCTTCAAGGATATGTCCCCGCCCACAAAGGAATTGATGAAGCTGGTTCTGGAAAAGCGCATCTCTCACAACGGAAACGAGCCGCTGCGCTGGATGATGGACAACATCTTCATCCGCACCGACCCGGCTGGCAACATCAAGGCCGACAAGGAAAAATCCACAGAAAAGATCGACGGCGCGATCGCCATGATCATGGCGCTTGACCGCGCGATAAGGCACGAGAGCGACACGGAAAGCGTGTATGAGAATCGGGGCCTTTTATTTATTTAGGAGGTGAAGCATGGGCCTATTCAGCGTATTCAAAAGCCGCGACAAGCCCAGAAACCGCATCGGGCGTTCCTCGTGGACGTTCCTGGGCGGCACGAGCGCAAGCGGCAAGCACGTAGACGAAATGAGCGCGATGCAGCTTTCGGCGGTTTACGCCTGCGTGCGCATCCTGTCCGAGGCCGTGGCGGGCCTGCCTTTGCACCTGTACCGCTATACCGACAGGGGCAAGGAGAAGGCGGTCGACCACTCCCTCTACACGCTATTGCACGACGAGCCAAATCCGGAAATGAGCTCGTTCATCTTCCGCGAGACGCTTATGACCCACCTGCTTTTGTGGGGCAACGCCTACGCGCAGAAGATCCGAAACGGGCGCGGGGAGATCATCGCCCTGTATCCGCTCATGCCGGATAAGATGCGCGTGGACAGGGACAGGGACGGAAAGATCATCTACGTCTACACCCGCGACCCGGACGATCCGCCCACGATGCGCGACAACGTTATTACCCTTACGCCCTATGACGTACTGCACGTGCCGGGGCTGGGCTTTGACGGGCTTGTGGGCTATTCGCCGATCATGATGGCGAAAAACGCGATCGGCATGGGGCTGGCGTGCGACGAGTACGGCGGCAGGTTTTTCGCAAACGGCGCGTATCCGGGCGGCGTGCTGGAGCATCCCGGCACGGTCAAGGATCCGGAGCGCCTGCGCAGCAACTGGCAGCAGATGTTCGGCGGCAGCGGCAACGCGGGCAAGATCGCGGTTTTGGAGGAGGGCATGAAGTTTACGCCCATCTCCATCTCCCCGGAGCAGGCGCAGTTCCTTGAGATGCGCAAGTTCCAGGTGGACGAGATCGCGCGGATCTTCCACGTCCCGCCGCACATGGTCGGCGACCTGGACAAATCCAGCTTTTCCAACATCGAGCAGCAGTCGCTTGAATTTGTGAAGTACACCCTCGACCCGTGGGTGACCAGATGGGAACAGAGCATGTTCCGCTCCCTCTTCACCCCGGAGGAAAAGAAGAAGTACTTCTTCAAGTTCAACCTTGAAGGCCTGCTGCGCGGCGATTACCAGTCCCGTATGAACGGCTACGCGATTGGCCGCCAAAACGGCTGGATGAGCGCAAACGACATCCGCGAGCTGGAAAACCTCGACAGGATCCCGACCGAAGAGGGCGGCGACCTGTATCTCGTCAACGGCAATATGCTCCCGCTCAACATGGCGGGCGCTTATGCAAATACGGGCGCAAGCTCGGGAGAGGAGGATAATTCCGCGAAATGACCAGATTTTGGAACTGGAGCAAGCCCACGGACGAGAGCGCCGAACGCGTGCTCGAAATCAACGGCACCATTGCGGAGGAAAGCTGGTTCGACGATGACGTGACCCCGGAGATCTTCAAAAGCGAGCTTATGAACGGCTCCGGCCCGATCACCGTTTACATCAACTCTCCGGGCGGCGACTGCTTCGCCGCAAGCCGCATCTATACGATGCTGATGGAGTACCCGTTTGACGTTACCGTCAAGATCGACGGCATCGCGGCCTCCGCCGCGTCCGTCATCGCCATGGCCGGTACCACCGTGCTTATGGCGCCCACCGCGCTGCTTATGATCCACAATCCCGCAACGATCGCCTTTGGTGACCAGAAGGACATGCAAAAGGCGATCGAAATGCTGGATGAGGTCAAGGAGTCCATCATCAACGCCTACGAGATTAAGACCGGCTTAAGCCGCGTCCAGCTCAGCCACATGATGGACGATGAGACCTGGATGAACGCAAAGCGCGCGCAGGAACTGAAGTTCTGTGACGGGATGCTGGGCGACCCGCTGCAGGACAGCGAAAGCTATGAGTTTGCGGCAAAGCGCCTCGAGCGCGCCGTGGCGTGCAAGATCACCGGCAAGGTCGTCGGCGAACCCGGCCACGCCCGGCAGCCCGCCAAGCCCGAACCCAGGCCGGAACCCCAGGGCGAACCCGATGGCCGCAGCGTTGACGCGCTTATGGCCGAACTGATGGAAAAAGCACTGCTTTGACACACCCCAATTTTTGCAAAGGAGAATACCGAACATGAACGTGACTGAACTCAGAGAGCGCAGAGCAAACCTGTGGAACTCCATGAAGGACTTCCTCGACAAGCGCCGCGTAAACGGCGTGCTGAACGCGGAGGACGACGCCGCCTACAACAAGATGGAGGCTGACTTCAACGCCCTCACCAACGAGATGCACCGCGCCGAGCGCGCCGCCGAGATCGAAAACGAGCTGGCCCAGCCCGTGAACGCCGCGATCACCTCCGCCCCCGCCAAGCCCGCAGAGGATAAGCCCGGCAGGGCCTCCAACGCCTACAAGGACGACTTTGGCCGTCATCTGCGCGGCCGTCAGCTCGTGCACAACGTCCTGAGCGAAGGCGTGCCTGGCGACGGCGGCTACCTGGTGCCCACCGAATTCGAGCGCCAGCTGGTCATGGCTCTGGACGAGGAGAACGTCATCCGCCGCCTCGCCAAGGTGATCCCCACCAACAACGAGCGCAAGATCCCCATTTCCGCCACCCATTCCGTAGCGACCTGGACCGCTGAGAACGCGGCCTACACCGAGAGCAATCCCACCTTCGCGCAGAAGAGCCTGGACGCCTTCAAGCTGACCGACCTTGCGCGCGTCTCTGTGGAGCTGCTTCAGGATGCGGCCTTCAGCGTCGAGGACTACCTGATCGCCGAATTCGCCCGCGCCTTCGGCATCGCCGAGGAAGAGGCGTTCTGCGTGGGCAACGGCACCGGCAAGCCCACTGGCATCTTCACTGCCAACGGCGGCACCGTGGGCGTGACCTCCGCCTCCAACAGCGCCATCGCCGGTGACGACCTGATCTCCCTGGTCTACGCGCTCAAGTCTCCCTACCGCAGGAACGCGGCCTTCGTCATGAACGACGCGACCGTCTCCATGATCCGCAAGCTCACTGACCAGAACAAGGCGTACCTGTGGCAGCCCTCCCTCCAGGCCGGCCAGCCCGACCGCCTGCTGGGCTATCCGCTGTACACCAGCCCCTACGTGCCCACCTTCGCGGCGGACGCGCTGGTCGTGGCCTTCGGCGACTTCCAGACCGGTTACTGGATCGGCGACCGCATGAACCGCACCGTGCAGCGCCTGAACGAGCTCTACGCCACCAACGGCCAGGTCGGCTACATCGCCACCGAGCGCGTCGACGGCAAGGTCATCATGGCTGAGGCCATCCAACTGCTCAAGATCCACGCGTAAGAGGTGCGCCCATGGTAGTAGAGGTCAGCGAGCTTAAGGAGCATTTGCGTGTGCAGCACAGTGACGAGGACGGCCTCATGCTCCGCCTGCTCACGCAGGCACAGCAGGCAGCCTCGGACTACTGCCACGGCGCTCTTGACCAGTACATAGCGGGGGAGGGCACTGCGCCCGAACCCGTGCGGCTGGCGATTCTGCTGTTCGCTTCCCACTTCTACGAGGTCAGGGACGCAAGCGACAGCGCCGCATACAACAACATGATGCGGGCGTTCCACACGCTCCTGTATCCGTACAGGGATCTGGACAAGATGTTTTAAGGGGTGATGGTATGGCATACACACCGCATCCCGGCGAGCTTGATACGCTTGTCACAATCGGGCGCACGGTCAATCAGATCAACGAGAACGGACACCCCGTTCCCACCGATCAGACCGTGTGCCGGGTGTGGGCAAGCGTAAGGGACGCATCTTCCAGCTACGGCCACTCCGCAGACGCGGATATGTCCCGGGTCGGATTGCGCTTTGTGATCCGCTACCGGGACGATGTGCAGCCGGGCATGTTCGTCGAGTACGAGGGCGAAAAGCACCTGATCGAGACGATCGGCAAGTTGGGCTTCCGGAAGATGTACAAGGAGCTGTTCACCAGCTCTCAAAAGGGGGTGAAGTAGTTGCGCGAAGTGCAGGAGGCGCTGTCCGTAACCGGCATCCCTACCTACGCGCTCAAGTGGCGCGTCACAGCGGAACACCCCGAACCCCCCGACCCTTATCTTGTCTACACCACCCGCATGTACGAAAGCGAGCACTGGGACGATACGCCGATCCGGTACACCGTCTTTGTGTATCTCAACATGTGGACGAAACAAGACCCCACAGACCTTGCCGCCGAAGTTCGCGCCGCAATGCGAAACGGCGGCTTTGTCATGGAGGCCGAAAGCACCACGTATGACGACAGCACCGATCAAACGCTCGTCGCCTGGACGTGGCAGCTCCAAAAGCGCACCGAGCTTAGCCCCTATCCGGAGGCGGAGCCGGAGGAAGAAGAGCCCGAGGTGATCAAGTAATGGGCATCCGCGTTGAAGGCTTCAACGGCCTTGAGATCGACCTGGAAAAGAAGCTTGCCATGCGGCTTGACAGCGACGACATCGCCAAGCGCGCGCTTGAGGCGGGCGCGGAGGTGATCAAAAGCCGCATGGTCAATAACGCCTCCGCAGACCCGCACCCAAGAAGCGGCAGGCTGCGGGGCGCGATCAAGTCCCGCATGAACGGCACCAAGTCCGTGACGGTCGGCATCTGGTCGGAGGACGTGCCTTACGCCTACCCGGTCGAGTTCGGCCACGGCGGCCCGCATCCGGCCCCTGCTCACCCCTTCCTCCGCCCCGCCTTCGATGAGGGCAAGGACGAAGCTTTTGTGTATATCAAGGAATCGCTCAGCAATTCCCTGAAACAGTAACCGAAAGGAGAAAAGACACTATGCCTACCAATCCCACTGCTTCCCCCAAGACCCAGTCCACTGTAGGTCTTAAAAATGTCGTAATCGCGCCCGTCGTCTCCGATACCGCTTCCGGCGTGACCTATGGCGACCTTCAGCTCGTCGCCGGTGCGATCAGCGCCACCATCGCCCCCGCCAATGCGGAAGCCGATGTGCAGTACGCCGACGACATCGAGTTCGACGTCGTTTACCCCGATCCCGAGATCACTCTGACCATGAGCCTCGCCGGTATGGCGCTGGCCGTGCAGGAGATGCTGCTCAACAACAAGATCGACGATAACGGCGTGCTCGTGCGCAAGGCTGGCGATAAGCCCGGCTATTACGCCCTGGGCTTCAAGTCCGAAATGGCTGACGGCACCTACCGCTATGTCTGGCTGTACAAGTGCCGCGCGAACCCTATCACCGAGAACTACAACACCAAAGAGGGTACCACCATCAACCGTACTCCTACCGAGGTGGAGTTCGTTGCCATCAAGCGCACCTACGACGGCAACTATCAGGCTGTCGCGGACGAGGGCCAGAACGGCTTCACTACCGAGCAGGCCGCCGCGTTCCTCAACAGCGTTTACACCCCCAATTTCAGCGCCTGACGAATTAAGTGAGGAGTTAGGAGTGAGGAGTTAGGAGTTTGGATAGCTGTTAGCGATTAGCTATGAGCTATTAGCTAAAGTAACTTGCGCGCCAGGGCGCGCCAAAGCTAACAGCTAAAAGCTAAAAGCTGCCGCGAAGCGGCCTATGTTACTCGCGCGCCCAGCGCGCAAGGCTTTTGCGGATCCGCGGCACGCGCTGCAAAAAGCGCAACGGCTGTTAGCTATCGGCTCTGTTTTCGGCGCGCAGCGCCCAAAATAAAAGCTGACAGCTAACAGCTAATAGCTAATAGCTCAATTAACTTCTCACTCCCTTAAGGACAGAAAGGAGTTTCCCTGTGATCACCTGCAAGCTTGGCGACAGAAAATACTCTGTGGACTACGTGACCGGGCGCGCCCTGCGAGAGATCGAACCGGCCTCCCGCATGTACGCCAAAGTTACGGCCCTCAGCCAAAAGGCTCTGAACGGCGAGGAACCGACCGAGGAAGAAAAGCGCATCAGCATCGCGCAGGCCATGGACGTAATGGTCTCGTGGTTCTGCAACTGCCTCTTCCAGGGCCAGTTCACGCCGGATGAGTTTTACGACAAGTACCCCGTAGACAGCGCCATGCACGATGTGGCAATGGCGATCCTGGCCGTTCAGAACCAGATGACGGAGGTGCTGAGCGAGTTCCCTATGAAGCCGACAGCGGAAAAAGGAAAGACGAACACCTGACGCTGTCGGACTATATCTATATGACCTATAACGAATTACTGAAGTCCGGCTGGCATATGGACGAGATCGACCGTATGGACATGCCGGGCTTTTTGCGTATCAGGGCATGGGCGCTGAAACGCGAAAAAGCTGAATCCGCGCCGAAGCCGGCCTTTATCGAAGATGTCTGGCCGATGCAAGGCGCAGTACGACAGAAAGGATGAGAAAGGCATGAGAATACTTTCCTCGCAGACCTACGGCAATCTCAATCTGATCTACGCCGAAGGCCTTTCCACGGACACGAAACCGACGACCGGGCTGATCACCGGCTCGAAGTTCATCGAGATCGACACCGGCATCTTTTGGGTGTTTGACGAAACGCTCGGATGGATGCCGCGCTCCTCTCAGCAGGCCGATAACGGTAAGGCAATGGCCGCCCGCCTCGACACCATCGCCAAGGCCCTCCAGAACGGTCAGGGCGTACAGATCGTAAGCCAGCACCGTATCCACACCCTCGACGCTACTACCCTTATGGCGGGCGCGTGGATCGAGGCGCAGGGCGTCCCGGCGTATGTGGACGATGTGACGCAGTACGCCGCTTACGGCCTGACCGAAACGGGCTGGTACGTGTTCGCCCGCATCGACGCGCCGGAAGGCTCCGCCGTGACCGCCAACACCACCGTGACCGGGGCCAAGGCGATCATCACGCCCGAAGCCGAATATGTGGACGTGGCCGTGCGCTTTGACGTCGCCGCCGAGACCGTGGAGGTCGTGATCGACTGGGACGCCGGGCAGGACGACAACGTTACCGAGCGCTTTTTCTTCAAGGCGACTGATCTTGCGATCAGAAACCTTGACTACCGCACCACGTTCTATGTGTACGACGCCGCGCCCTTCACTACGTGGGAGTACGCGCTGACCGCTGACACTAATTTCGTGGCTGACGTGCAGTATTACACCAAGGACGAAAACGACGTCTACACCCTCGCCGTGGCCGGTACGGATTACAACGTGGGCGACGCGATCCCCGCTGATACCTACTACAGGCACAGCAAGGTGATCTTCAGCGGCATGGCGCGAAATGTGACCTACCGCTGCGCCACCATCATCGACTGCCCGATGGAGTTCATCCTTCCCGAGATCGAAGATGAGACCCACGGCTGCTGGTTCGAGATCCGCTGCCAGCATGCGGGCGAGTATTCCATGACGCTGACCCCGCCCTCCGCCGACGTGAAAATCGCCACCGAGCACACGCAGAAAGAGACGGCGGGCATCAACATGATCAACCTGCATTATACCGTGATCGGCAACACAAAGCTGTGGAGATTCCTGAACACCCATAGCTCCATCCCGACCACGTAAGGAGGCCCGAACATGGCTGACAGAGATTACTACTACGAGCGGTACAACACCGAGAAAAACGAGATCGAGCGCTGCCCGATCGACGACAAGGACGGCAAGATCACCGGCAAATGCATCCTGAACGTGATCGCCTACTTTGACGAAAACCCGGAGATCCGCAAGGCTCTGGGCTGGATCAAGCACATCACCAAGGACACGGACAAGATCGACTACAACAAGCAGACGCAGTTCCTCGTCCGCGCCACTAACCCCATCGATGAGTACACGGTAGAGGACGTTTACCACGTGCTCACTAAGTCCGAAGATCAGCTTGCGTTTGAAGAAATGCTTGCTGTAGCCGAAGCCGGAATGGGCTTCACGTTCATATAAAGGAGGCCGCTATGGATAGAGACATCACCGTCATTGACGCGATCCAGGCTGAAAAGGAAAAGGACATCGCCAAGGCCGGGCTTCAGCCCCTCGACCCCGAAGGCCGCAAGCTGGCAGAGCACAAGCGCTTTACCTTCGACATCGTAGACGCGCCTGCCGACCCGCTGAGGTAATGCTCTGGAGCAACATGGAGGGCTTTGGCGCGGATGGCACATGGGTCAGCGGCGACGACAGCGCAAGCGATTACGGCTGCACCGTCGTGCGCAGGATAGACGGCACGAACCGCTGGTTCGACGCCTGCCTGCTCTGGGAACTTGAGCGGCTCTGGGCGCAGGGCATAGACACCGAGTGCTGCTGCTGCGGACATGGCAGGCACGAGCCGAAGATCGGCGTCTCAGACGATGAGAGCGCCGCGAAAATGCGCGCCCTCGGTTATGCCGAGACGGAGCCGCTGTACGAAGGCTGCTCTAAAAACTGCGTCCCCATGTGGTTCCGCGCCAAAAGCCAACTGACATGCGAGAAGGGGCAGCCCTTCAACTTAGACGATAAAGGAGCTACATATGGTATTTGATATTGTACCTATAACATCGCCGCGCCCCACTGATTGCGGAGCGACCTGCTTGAAAATGCTGTTGTCTTACTACGGCATCGATGTGGACATCGAAACGCTGATCAGGGAGTGCAATACCCGCATCATCGGATGCAGCGCAAAAGACCTTATCCGCGTAGGCAAGGCGCACGGCCTCGACGCCCGCGCCTACAAGTGCCCCTCGGCGGATGTGCTCACGCAGGACCGCCCCGCTATCGTGTGGTGGATGTATCATCACTGGGTCATCTACGGCGGCGTAGACGATGAGGGCAAGGTCGTCATCTACAACCCCGACCGTGGCCGCTACCGCATCAGCAAGGGCACGTTTGCAAGCTTCTACACCGAAGTAGAGCTGACCAACGGCGAGCCGGAGGATCTTCCTGCGGGTGATGCTGAGTGAAGTTCACAGGCGACAACCTTAAGGAAGTCTTAGAAGCGCACCAGCGCTGGATCGATACGGGCGGCGAGAACGACGATGACCGGGCAGATTTCGAGGGCATAGCGGTAGGCTCTCTCCCTCTGGCGCATCGGAACCTGTACGGCGCGAACTTCCGAAACGCTGTCATTCCGATGTCTGATCTGAATCACACCAACCTGCAAAAGGCTGACCTGACAGGGGTCGACATACACGGAGCGTGCCTGTACGCCGCGGATCTGCGCGGGGCGATAAACCCGCCCTTCGTCCCGTTGGAGTGCCCCGACACCGGCAGCTTTATCGCCTGGAAGCGCTGCAAAAGCAAGTTCTTCGACGGCGATAACTGCTACGACAACAGCGTTATCGTGAAGCTGCTGATCCCGGAGGACGCAAGGCGCACAAGCACGCTTGACAGGGAGTGCCGGGCAGACAAGGCCGTGGTGCTGGAGATCCAGTCGCTTGACGGCGAGGTACTGCATGACACCGTGGCCTATTCGATCTACAACCGGGGCGCTACGAAGTATGTTCCCGGCGAAACTGTCGTCGCTGAGCATTACACCGAAGAGCGCTTCGTCCATCACACGCAGGGCATCTTCTTCTACATCAACCGTCAGGAAGCTGTGGAATACCTGACATTGGGCTATGTCGAGGACGGCCCGCTTTTGATGGATACGCCCGCTTTTGAGGAAGAGCTCAATCGCAGAAACAGTTGGGATGTCGTCGGGCGGCCATACGGCTACACCGAGCCAAACAAGGAGAGTGATACACCATGAGCGACACCGTTTTAGTCGCCGTCGTCGCCGCGCTGGCCGCCGTGATCGGCGCTGTCATCGCGCAGCTTGGCGAAGGAATCCGCCAAAAGCGGAAACGCAAATACGAAAAAACCGACACCAAGGACGCCACGACGCAGGCGCTCAAAGATGGCCTGAAATGGGTGCTGTATGACCGCATCCGGTACTTAGGCCAGCGCTATATTTCGGACGGCAGCGTGGACTTCGACGACCGCCGCATCCTGGGCGCTATGCATGAC